GGGGAGCGGAAAGGAACGCTGCACCCGCCGGGGATGCAGGGAGACTGACATCCCACAAAACTATAGACATAGTCTCCCCATTCTTCCATCCCCTTATGATGCTTTTGCTTTTTTGGGCCTTCCCTTCTTTTTCTTTGGAGGGGTAACGGTCACCTTTGCTTCAACAATTCTTTTTGGTTGGATCTTCTTTTCAGGGGCGCTCTTAAAAGAAACATCTTCCTGAAACGATGTGGGGAAGAAAAATTTCATGATAGCTTTTAACATCATCTTTCCTTTCTGACAGTTAAAGCCCTTATATTATAATATATATATATTTTAACATAAATGATTAATGTATTATAATATATTAACATATAGGGCTTGGGAGATGAATATGGCCTTTCTACAGAGTAACATAAATCACTTCAAGTGTTGGGTTAGGCGTGAATATACATGTAATCACATGAGATATCATGGTGAGTTTCTTCATGCTATGTGTATTGCTGTGACGACAATGCCTAATCGGTGTTTGAGTTTTCAAGTAATATTCACAGGATGTGAAGTGGATGATGAAGATGAGCCAAATGTGCATGGTGGGGCCATGTGGGCCAGAATGCCAATCACCGCGTTAGTGGGGGATACACCTTTTGAAGACTGGCCTGAGCCAATGCCGGTCCATTACGCCCAGCCATGGGATTGCATGTCACACACTCATTCAGTCTACACACTCAACAGAGCAACACCTTGTCCGTGGTTGGCAAAGGTAGACAGCGAGTTCTACCCAGCAAAGTATCTGTTCACAGTAGACTACACCGATAGTGAGATTGCAGATGATCCTGCACAACACAAGCAAAGCCATGTCATGGAGCTTCTGGATGCAGGTAGCTGGACAGGAAACATCATAGCGTTACCCAACAACCGCGTGAGAGTGACACACCCAGCGTGGTTTGAAACAGGAGAAGGCGCACCAGACTTCCTACCATCGCAGCATATCCACTACTCAAAATCAGATCTGGACTACACCCTAGACACAACTCAGATCTTCAATAACCTCTATGCAGAGGATGAGTAAGTTACAGGCAACTTTTTAAAAATTTTTTTATATTACTCCCACCCCCTAGGATTCCTAGACCAATAGAATACCGTTTAACGGCGTTTTAAGAGCCTTGTGGCACCCTTAGAACATAAAAGGGGTAGGGGTGTAGCTAAATGCACTAGAAGGGGGTTGTATGGGCTTTTGAGAGAGTTTGAGATTGAGTGAGCAGATGTTCATGTATATACGACCGCAGTGCCGCGCACTATCACCGTGGGGTGGGGGAGGGTGGGGTCCAGCCATCAGCCAGATCAATCACCACCCATCAGCCGGTCCAGCCGCTTCCGCAGATCCGCTTCGATATCAGATGCGCTCCGCTCCGCTTCGTCAGCCTGTTCTATCCTGTCAGTGAACATGCCGATCGTCCGGCCCACCAATTCAATGGCCCTGATCCTTGCCCCATCTGTCTCCGCATTGTCGGCTTCCTGTGTGAGCCGTTTCAAAACCCACTCTTCACGTCTGCGCTCTATCGTGCGGCGATCTGCTTCCATATCAGCCTGTATGGCTTTTATCCTTGTGGTGACCTTGGGGTTTTGTGCCAGCTTGCATGCCTCTGACCAGATAGTGCTGTCACGCATACCCTCTGCCGAATAGCAATCTCTGTAGGCTTCGCTTAGCATGGCACCCTTTGCCACCTGCACAGCGAATGCTTCCTGCTTGGATGTCAGCTTATCTTCCTTACCCACTACCCTTAGATGTTTACCCTTACCCTTGCCTGTATTCTTTCCCATTGTCTTACCCCTATGTACATGCCAGCACCTTGGCGGTGGGCATTCGCGGTTTTACCTGCCGTCACCCTATCTGATTTATACCCCCATGAAAAGTTATCGATAACTTTCCCCATACCCCAAAACCTCAATATGCCCTCAATCGCCCTCAGAAGCCCACTGACGGCCTCTAGGGTCAAAGTGGCATATTGGTACCCAAAAGATGCTAGAGACGTTTTTAGCTTCCACCCTACGTTACAGACCACATATGAAAATAAATGAAAATAAATGTTCATAGATGACAATAAAGGGGTTGTGTCATTCGTCTAATTCTATATAACTGTGATTGGTTATCTGTTAATTCAGATTAACTGGGGATCACCCCTGTCAGCCCCTGATCGGCAACGCCTACGGTAGGTTGGTTTCACCCCAGCCCTCGCGCGACACATTGATACGCCGATAATGAGTGCCAAGTTGTTGGGCTTTCCATTCTGTCCAGTTTCTGTACGGCACTCAACAAAATGTCAGTTACATCTTTCGGCGTCACGTTGTGGGGTTGGGGCTGGGCTGGCAGAGACTAAGCGCGGTGGTGATGGCCGCGCACCTGTCGCATGGCACTGGTAGCCATGCCTGATGAGATACCGCGAAACAGGAGATGCCGGATGACTGACCTTATGATGACTGAATATCGCCACACCAAAATTGCTGAATTGCTTTCCATTATGTGGGCTTGCAACAACGCCGATAGCGACAACCCAGATCATCGCCCAGCTTGGACAACTCCAGCAATGGCTGGTGATGTTGTGAACCCTTTGTTCAAAGCGGTGAGGGGTTTGCTTGATGCCGACTATGATGACTGGCTGGTTGCTGGTGGTACTGGCGAGTTGACGAGATCTGCTTTTAAAAATCGGGTGACCGAACAGATCATCGATAACAACACTCAAGAGGGATATGGCGTGACGCAAGCAGTCAACATTGTTTTGAATGACGCTCAATAGGAGGGGCCGATATGAGATTAAAAGTTGTGAATACAGAGCGAGACATAACGACACTGTCCAATAAAAAATACATCGTTAAGCATGACCATGCTTTGGTGTTTGACATGGACACTGCCAAAAAGGCGGTGATCGATATCTGCCGCAATCTCAAACTAAATCCGAATGAGTTTGTCGTGATCAATCAAGAGACCGGCAAGCGTGTCCGGTTCAATCATCCCAACCCAGCATGTTTCACAGATTAGGAGGCCCAGCCATGAAAAACATCACAAGCCATACCGGCACTCTGGAGATCGTCAAGCGCATGAACAACAGCATCAACGGCAACCCACGCTACATGCTGCGTTGTGACGGCTGGACATTCTGCACCCAGCCCGACAGCGGCATTGCCTACGAAATTGAAAACCATGTTGGCAAAATGGTGACTGTCCATATCGGCACCCACTATGGCAGGTGCCAACTGAAATCACTGTGGGGCCACAAGACCGTGCCATATATCCCCAAGCCTGACATGTCCTGCGGCAAGTCTGAGGCCGTCGCAAAGATGGCCGAGGAAAAGGGTTGGCCGCTGGTCACGATCTAATCACTGGGGCTTCGGCCCCTGTGTCTACGCCTGACGCTGGCGTACTGATGAGCCGCATGTCGCGGCCTTGGCCCAAGCATGGGCGAAACACAAACCTTTTTAGGAGACCTGATATGCCTACAAAAAACACTTACGTTGATCCTTTCGCAAACAACAACATCCTCGACACTGTGCATGACCTGCACGGTCAGGTGACCATCCTGCAAGGCAACAAAAAAGCCGATACCGAGGCCATCAACGGCCTTGTCGTAGAGCAGTATGCCCAGCTTATCCCTGCCGCCATTTCGGTAGGTGTTCGCGTCACCACCAAAAAGGTGGATGGCGTCGATATCAAAAAGGGCAAGCTGACCGGCGGTGCTGATGTCATCGACAGCTTCAAGGGTTCGCTGATGACTGATGGCGGCTATGCTGAGGCTGTTTGCAAAAAGCGGTATGAGAATACCATCAAGGCCATTGTCGCATTCGGGTGGGATAAGAACGCATCCAACCTCACGGCTGATGGCGTCAAGGCGGCATTCAAGGATGCTGGCGTTACTTCTGAGGCCAAGTTGGCCGCGCATGTCAAGCAGGGCAAGCCTGTCGGTGACATGGAAGCACTGGCCCAGCGGCTGTTCGGCAAGCACAACGCGACTGGCGGCTTCAATGCCAGCAAGTTTGGCGAGGAAGACTGGGCTGAGTTCGACAATCAATATCGCGCTTACAAGGCGGCGCGTGTTGAGGCCGACAAGGCAGCAGCCGAACAAAAGGCCAAGGCTGCTGAAGAAAACGAGATCGTCGATACCGTTGTCGATCAATTCTAAACTGGGGGATTTATTCCCCCTTTTCTTTTTCAATCAACTTTTCGGGAGTGTTTCATTATGAAACTTTCACTTGCTAAGACTATCTTCGAGGCATCATTCGATAGCCAAATTGCCAACCGCGAGAGCCGTGATGCTGACCGGACCATACCATATGCAATCGCTGGCATGGGCATGGGCAAAACATCCATGGTTCAACAGATCGGCGCAAAGCGCGACTGGGGGCTGTACATTCTCTCACTGGCCTCAATGGATGCCGCTGAGGTGAATGGCATCATTGCGCTGATCGATGGCGAGGCCCACCGTGTCATGCCATTCTGGCTTCGCCGCATCCATGAGATGGCCGCCAGCCATGAGGTGGTCATTCTGTTTTTGGATGAGTTGCCACAAGCACCTGTCGCCAATATGAATGTCGGGCGTCAGATCATCAATGAGTTGCGTTGCGGCGAGTTCGACTTGCCACACAATGTGGTCCTTTGTGCGGCTGGCAATCGCATGTCAGATCGGGCTGGCACCAACAACATGCCTTCGCATCTCAAGGATTGCCTGATGTTTCTGCCTATCGATCCTGATGTCGAGGATGCCGTTGCTTACATGGTGGCAAACGGTGGTCACGAGGATGTCACTGGCTTCCTTCGCGCACGGCCTGAGTTCGCGGTCAAGTTTGATCGTGACGCTGATGCCAACCCATCGTTCCGGTCATGGGATCGTGTCAGCACCATCCTGTCATGGGGCTTGCCGCAGGTTGCTGAGTTAGAAGCCGTTGCCGGTACTGTCGGGCGTCCTGCCACCGCTGATTTCTATGGCTATCGTAAGATGAAGGCCAACATGCCTGATCTCGACAATGTGATCAGCAACCCTGATACGGCTGAGGTGCCGCACGATGCCATGGTCCTCTACGCATTGGCATCTGGACTGGCGTATCGCATGACGCAGTCCAACGCTGGCAACATCCTGCGATATCTCAAGCGGTTGGATCAACAAGAGTTCGTCGGCTTCTGCCTCAAGGATGCTTGTAATCGTGACCCTGAGATCAAGAAATCTGAGGCTGTCCGGCAGTGGATCATCAATGGTGGTGCAGATCTTTTCCCACCAGCTTAACCAGTATGGGGGCGGTTATGCCGCCCCTTAAAAGTTCCATATAACTTTTTTGGAGATCAAGATGAAAGCAGAACTAAAGATTGCCCAGAGCAAAACGCATCTATTCTTGCACCAGCCATTCTTTGGCTCTTGTGCGGCTGGCCTCAACTTTGTCGAGACTGACAAAGTGCCTACCATGGCAACTGATGGCCGGTCCATTTTGTGGAACCGCGACTTTGTTGATGGCCTAGATCAAAAGACAGTCGAGGGTGTCATTGCCCATGAGGTGTTGCATGTTGTGTTCAAACACATGCTTCGGATGGACAAGCGCAAGCACAAAAAATGGAACATCTGCACTGACATTGCCATCAATGACATTCTTGTCGAAAGCGGCTTTTCCATTCCAGAAGACGGGCTGTTCAGCACTACCAAGCCTGAGTGGAACAAGTACAAGGGATGGATGGCTGAGAAAATTTACTCTGACATGCCAGAGGAATGTGAAGGTGAAGATGAGGGTGAAGGCCCAAGCTGGGGTGCTGTCTTGCCCATGGAAGCTGGGGATGGTGGCGAGATGTCAGAGGCTGAGACCCAGCAGATTGAGGCTGAGATGGACATCCGCGTTATGATGGCCGCTGACGCCGCTAAGTCAGTCGGCAAGCTGCCATCTGCCATTGATCAGCTAGTGCAGGTCATGCGGCGCTCACAAGTCGATTGGCGTGATGTTCTGAGCCGCTTCATTGGTGGTGATCAGCCTGACGACTACACATGGCGCAGACCACAGAAGAATGCTTGGTTTAACCAAGGCATCTACATGCCCAGCATTGATCGCATGGGTGCCGGTGACATCATCATCCTTGGCGACAGTTCAGCCTCAGTGAGCGATGCTGAGTGGTCCCACTTCCTTGGTGAGATCAATGTGATCAGTGATGAACACAAGCCCAACTCTGTCACGGTGATCACCTTCGATACCAAGGTTCAGACCGTCAAGCGGTATGAGCAGGGTGAGGTCATTGAGAAGGTGGCACTAGGCGGCAGGGGCGGCACTCGCGTCACACCAGCATTCAACTATGTTGAAGAGCATCAACTGCCTTGTGACAACATGGTGGTCCTGACTGATCTTGAGATCAGTGACTTCCCCGACAGACCGGACTATCCGGTGCTTTGGGTTTCAACCGACATCGGCTCCGACAAAGCCCCATGGGGTGAGGTTGCCGTTCTTAAAATGGGAGATTGATATGAGTAAAGTTAAGCAGCACAAGTTTCTGTCTTTCGCGGCAGAACAAATCGCTCAAGCAACAAGGGACTGGGGTGCGCCTCAGTCCTATGTAAAGGAAGCAATGAGAGGGTCTAGGTATCGCATGAATGGCGATGCTGAGGCATTTGATGATGACCTAAGAATGATGACTCGCGATGCCGCTGATGCCTTCTATGAATACATTCACAACCTTGCATCAGGCATGAGATCGATCCGCCGTAATAGGCGAGAGAGGGCGGTCTATCAGCCAATGGCAAAGCATGACAAGTATTCTCGCAAAGAAGCTGGCTCAGTGCTTGATACGGCATTTCCTAGATCGCGCTGCAACATTTACATCAAGGGTGAGACTGCCGACAATCCCAATGCGTATGAAGTTGGTGTTAGCAATGATGGCTGTGAGTATTGGCTTCGCAATCACATCACTGTCTCTGCCGCTTGGGGAAAAACAGTTTTTGATCGTGGCATTCCTATAGTCAAGTCATCTAATGGCTTGCGCTTTATCCTGTCTGCCAAGCCCAAAGATGTTCGTAACATCAAAAGCGAGATGACCAGAGTATTTGAGGTCAAGGCTTTTGGTATTCATCAAAAGAAGGCTTTCCGCGAGGATGGCTGGCTGATGGTGCATGGTGATAGCGATGCAGAGAAACCTGTCTGGGATTACAACGAGACAGAAAAGAAACTTGCACAGAATAACGTGCATGCTTTCCATAAATATCTAGGTGATTGCAAAGCCCTGTTTGATCGTAGGGTTAAGAAGTATGTCATCGATCAGTTCGATATCTAATCAATATTGGGGGCGGCTATGCCGCCCTCAAAAGTTACATGTAACTTTTTATGGAGATAAAAATGATGAATGGAACACTACAGACAGACAAGCTGTGGGCAATAGCAGGTATTGCAGGAATGATTGCAAAAGAACCTGATAGTGTCGGGATCACTGATCTGTCTTGCTCTTGGAGCAAAACATCACCCTTCCAGCGTCCCTTTGAAGATGAATGGTGTGTTTGGATAAGCATCATAACGAAAAGTAAACTTGTCGTTGAGATATACCGCGACATGGTCACCGAGGAAGATGGCAGCCTAGACTTGGCTTATCGCATAGCCGGTTACTGCCATTTTGAAGGCATCAAAGTTGTATTGAAATGATTGGAGATCAGAATGACTGATGAACAAGCAAAAACCTGTCAAGCATTCGCTGACGCATACCGCGATGCTGTGGACAAGTGTAGTTCTATGTCCGACTTGGATATTCACATCATAGAGGAGATGGCCGACAAAGGCTATGTCATGATCGATGAACATGGTGACAACGATTTTCGTAACTATGAGAGGATGCAGGATGCCTAGTGTGTCAATGGATAGCCCAAGGTTTGAGGTGTTGCAGGACGGTTTCATTTACGGATGCTTTCCTCGTCTGCACTTCGCCTTGGTATTTGCCGATGCTTTGTGTGGTCGTCAGTGGAACCCCTCTGTCGATCAGATAACGATATATGACCGTGAGAGCGGTTGGATAAAAGAAAGGGAACCAATGATCAATCATCACAATGCGCCGTCCTACGCTTACTTAGGATTTACTTACAAGCCTGTCATCGAATACGAGGATGATGACGGCATTCGCAAAGCAACCCATTATGTTCACCGTAATGGCCATGACAGGCACGACTTTATTGTTCACGCCTCACCATATCGGTGGCTGACCTTGGATAGCTTTCAGCATGCCGTGGACATGCACTGCGATGGTGTTCCATTGGTTACAGAAGACGAGGTGCAAGATCAGTATTTGGCTGATGGACTAAAAGCGTCTACCCTTGTCACTGTGATCACTGAACTGGCTAATGGGGATCTATCCCCATCAGAATTTCGTAAATTTATTCTTTCGGAGGTGGAAGATGGAAACGATTAAAGAGATGTTCTTATGGTCGTTCGTTGTATTCTTAGGCCTAATGATGACCGCTGCTGGTGCAAGCTATATGGAAAATCCAGACAATCATTTTTTCATTGGCATAGTGGTTTTGTATTCTGGCATGGGTGTGTTTGTCACCGGCATCATTCAACTTTTGAGGAGAGATAGAGATGGGTGAACAACATAAAGATGATCTGAAAACGGTCTTAGACTTCGTTTTATCTTATGGGCTGACCAATGATCTTCCAAACATGGATGAAGGCGGCTCCGGCGATGAGGCTTATGAAGCCGCGATGCGCGTGTCGCAAAACTATCAAGCGATGCCCGACTTGTGGCCTGTGGAGAAATCTGATGACTGACAATCTCAACATTCAAGATGCCAAAGAGGCATACATCAAAGAGTGTCACAAGGTCGGTGTCATGCCACGCATGGTCACATATATGACCTTCGACAATTATAGTGAGCAATACACTATCGGAAACACTAAAGATGGTGATATAGCAGACCTACAGCCCAATGGATTTGTTCTGCGTATGCACTGGAACTCACAGAAAAACTGAGGGGAAGGTTGAACGGTAGCGCGAGGATGCCGGTAAAAGCGTGGTCATGTCCCCTCAGTTCTCCGAACATGCCACGCACCTCGCCCAAATAAAAGAGGTGGCCTTTATGGGGCCACCTCAGTTTGTACTCGGGAGGAACCACGATATGATCGTGACCTCAAAAGTTATAGATAACTTTTTATTTGTCAAGAACTACTCTCAGATCGGAAGA